CAGATCGGCTTCGGATTTATATGGTCCGGCGACCGGCACTCGTTTGCCGTCACGATCGAGAAATATGAAATGGGCCTCAGCTGCCGGCGTTTCGGCTTTTATGGCCTCCATGCCTTTTACGCTGGGAAAATAAACATCTTTTTTAAGCCCGGTGGTGCGGTCCAGCCATCCATTGCTCAGGGCCCTTTCGAATGTCTTGTTACCGTAGAGGCTTCTCAGATAACTCTCGGTCATTGTTTTAGATTCAGGATTGCGACTTAAATAATCCACCAGTTCCCGGGCCGTCTTGTCTAATTCCTGGGTGGCTGTCTCGGCCGCTTTTGTTTCAGCCTCGGCTTCGGTGTCTGACTTCTGGCGCCACTCGATACCGGCCGTCTGGCTTTCAGCTGTGTCCTCGACCTTCATGGCCCACTTGGATTCCTCACCGCTGGGCCTCAACTCCTCGATGCTGCCGGCGCCCTGAAATTTCCAAGGACCCTTGCCCTCTACCTGGACAAATGAAAGGTGGCTAACTTCCGGATGCAGCTGCTGATATCTTTCCAGCGTCATATCCGGATCTCGCAGAGCCGGTTTTACATACTGCCTGAACAATTCCTCGGTTATTGGCCTGATCCAGCTATAATTTCCCTTTTCCTGACCTGCATCCGCATTGGCTCTCCAGGCATAGGTCTCACCGATATCCAGCGGTGGGCGCTCAGCTCCCGGGACCTTGGGCGTCTCAGTCTTTTCGCCGACCTTGATAAAATACGGATTATTATACGCATTCATCGGCCCGACCTTATCGGTGTCTAAATCCCGGATCTTACCCATTCCGCGTTTGTCGGGAACAATAATCTCATACCGCTTGGCGGTGTAAATATCACGGACGATATCCCCTGGCTGGAAATCCTTTGTATTCAGCGCATTTTTTATATCCTCGGGGGATGGTTCCAGTTCTTTTGTGGAAAATTTATTCCGTACCTCGGCCAGCTTGAGCTGGACATTTCTCAACGTCAAGTCTTTGACGGCGAAGGTGGTATTATCAGATTGAGGGTCATTGAATAGATAGGCGTTTGGTTTGCCTGGTGGCATTGGTTGTTCACCGCGATATTCGATACCAAGTTGTTCGGCAACGGCTTTTGGATCAACTTCGGGTGTAGGCGGCGGTTCCGCTTCTGGCGATGGGGCTCCCTTAACGGGTAATTTCCCTGGTATTATATTCATTCTTTTAAGATATTGGCTAACGATCTTTCCGGTCTCATCTCTTGTAGAACCCAATGGACCATTATACAGGGATTTGCCGGTTTCTTCCTCAATTACCCCTATATAATTTTTGGTCAACTTATCAAATGCGACGAAGGTAGAAACCCCAGGATAATCATCAATGATTAGCGGAATTGCCCAAACCTCTCTTTCGGTTATACCAGGTTCCTCTCCTCGCATTTTAGCTAATTCCGGTGGAATTGCCTCTATTGGTATCGTGGCTGTATGAGCCTCTACCTTATCCCACTTGAATTTCTCTATTTCCTTTTCCTCACCGCGGACCTCGGCGATCCGGTCCTCAATCGCCTTGATCATGCCCTTGCCATGAACGATATGATTATAGGTCAGCCAGAGACCGCCCTCGCGGTCCTGATACATTTTTTCGGTGTCCTTGTAACCGGGTTCGCCTTCGCCGGGTGTCGGGCCTTTCTGACGCCAATCCTCTGCCAGCTGGTTATAATGCTCGATTTCGCGTTGTAGTGAGGCCTTCTCCTTTTCCAGCATGGCCTCTAATTTCGCAATATACTTGGCTTTATCCTTTACGGGTTTGGTGAATTTATTGATCCAATCTCTGTCGCTCATATTTGCAGGCGCCGGGCTACCGGCCTTTATATCCTCGGGCTTTACTATATCGCCTTTTTCCTTATCCCACCACCTTACATCGGTATCGGCTGGCGTTCTCTTACCGGTCGGTTTTTCTTCGGCATGATCATTCCAAACTTCATTGAAGATCTGATCGAGGGTCTTATTATAATTGCGTTCAATCTGAGGCCTGGTCGGCTGCATTTCTTCGAGAAACTCATCAGCAAGGTCGCTGGCTTCTTTATCGGGCATTCCACGGCGTTTGGCACGTTCATTAGCGGCTCGCCACATTTCCGTACCCATATTTTCGAATTCGCCCTCATAGTGGGCCAAGACGACGGCGCTGGCAGATCCGAGGTTCGAAATGGCCTCTTTTATCTGCTTCCGTTGTTCATTGCTGGCTTTGTCCTTTTTACCTTTAAGTGATTCAAGCTCTTTGTTCAATCGATCGATATACGGCTGGACCATATCGCTCAGGCGCTGCTCCTGATCCATGGCCCTGCCCCAAACTTGCTCGATTTGCGTTACCGTCTGTTTCCAGAGCTGATCCGGTTTAGGCAGGGATTCCACCTTGTCATATTCTGCCTCAATAAGCGGATTGGCCTCAGCCTCAATGGGATGGATGGGTGTTTCACGTGAAACTTCTCCGGCAATCTCTGGCGGCACTTCGCCTGGCATACCTGGCGGCATCTCAGGTTCCGGTATCTTTTCAGCTGGTTTTTCAGGCGGCTTCTCTGCCGGTTTGGGCTTCGCCGGTTCCACCAGGATAAATCCGGGGAAATGCTTATTCAGGGTCATTTTCTCACCGGTCTCACGATCGACTACGGTGATTTCGCCGGTATCCCGCTTTTTGGAATCGACATAATAGTATGCGCCGGTGGCCGATTGAACAAGATCGCCGACCGCAAAGGAGCCGATCATGTGCATATCGCCTTCGCCCTCTGCCGGTTTTTCCATTTCCGGATACCTGGGCGACCGCTGATGTTGTTCGGCCATAAATCCCATGACGCCCTCTTTGAGCTTATCGGCGCCGTGTTTTTTCAGGGTTTCGACGGCATTAGCAATGGCATGATCGCGGTCAACACCCCTACCGATAGCAGCTCCGCTGACGCCTTCGCTGACGACGACATTATTAGGCCTGACCGAAAGAAATAGGTCGAAATCTTCAAATCCTGGTATGGCGATCGGTTCTGATTCCTGGCTAACGTCGGTCCATTGGATTTTTCCATCCTTCATTTCCGATATATAGAATTTATCCGACTGGCTCGGCGTGATACCCATGGCCGGTTTCGCCGGTGGCTGAAATTCGGTCTCCATGGTGGGCTGACGCATTATATCCTGAGAAGCACGGTATCTGTCTCGGATATAGGATACAGCCTCAAGAGGGTTGATTTCTCCACGTTGCATAGCGCCGGCAGCCTGACCGACCTCAGATATCATGCCGGTTATCTTCTGTTTGTCAGCTGTGGATAATCGCCTGAAATCGTTCAAAGCCTCTTTTACGGTCAAGCGGCCTTCACCTGGTATCATCATGAGCGATCCCAAAACAGATTGGCCGAACACTTCCTCGGCCGGCTGGCCTTCAGCTGCTGCCAGACCGCCAAACATACCGGCTCCCGCGGCCATCCTGGACGGCAGGGCCAATGGCGATACGGCATGAAGACTATGCCCGAGAAAATATCCCTGAACCACGGCGCTGAGAAATGTCGGAAAATCCTGGTCAAGCGCACCGATGCCGCTATAGGTGGCCAGACCGGCTCCGGTTCCACCGGTCACGGCCGATATTCCCATGATTACCGGAAGGTCGAGGCCCAGCCTGGTAGCGCTTTCCAGCATTCTATAACCGATTTCGGGCTTTTGAGTCAGTTGTTCGGGGGCCTGGGCTTCGGCTGCGCTATATAAAAAATCTTCGACGCCGGTGGCCGCAAAGGGTTCGGCGCCGAAGATCTCGGGTACCCGCCTGGACGCCTGCATCAGATTACCGAGCATCCGATAGAAATTTGAGACGAATCCCTGATAGCCGCGGCCAAGGGCTCCGGCCGTTTGCTCGGAATGATAATCCAGGGCTCCCTCGATTCCGTTTTTCATCTGATATTGCAGTTCGGCTTCAACGGCCGTCATTTCGGCCGGCATCGGTAATCCTGCAATGGTGCCGGTACCACCGGTTATGAAATCATAGGCCTGATCCCATGGTATCTCGGGCGGTTTCCATTGGCCGCTGGATTCATCGTAAAGATAGCCCTTGCTTTCCAGGCCGGTTCGAATCCGATTGCGGTATTCAGCCAGTTTAATCCGGCGATCAAGTATTTGTTCAGCGGCCGTCATTTCTTATTGCCGAAGCCTAATGAATCCCAAAGGTGCAGGAGCTGATCGGATGGCATATTATTTACGGCGTCCTGATCAGGAATTTCCATGCTCGGGACTTGCAGCATTTTGAGGATCTCGAGGGCTTGAATTAATCCTTCAACCGTGTACGACCCCTGAGTTTGCTTGGAAAAGCCTGAAATGACGCTGTTGAGGTAACCCATTTTATCTTCGCCCATCGGTGCGCCCTTCAGGATATCGGCAACCTGTTCAATGCTGACCTTTGGTCCCATCATCTTCATAAGATAATCAGAGGCAAATTTTCTGATGGCTTCATCGGCATAATCTCTCGATCCGGCACGACCGCCAGCGGTAGTGGTGGATATGGTCTCCCGACTTATTCGATCCAGAGCATTTTCGGCCGACAGGAAATTTTCCTTTCCGGTACGTTCTGAAGTCTCGAAGGTTCTGGCCTTATCGGTTTCGCCTGCTTCGAATTTTTGGGTAGCTTCTCTTTCGCCCGTGCGCCAGGTCCGCATGGCTCCCGGTTCGGCGATCGAGGCTTCCGTTTTTGCCTTTTCCAGAGAAAAGAGCCTATCCAGCTGCGCCTGGGCACTTCGTTCCTTTTTCTGCTGGAGAATGGAGCCGACAATGGCCTGGAGTATTCCAGCTCCAATGCCGAGCCCAGCGGCTGAATCGCTGCCATAACGCGCTATATTCGGCATTTTACAACCCCATATATTTGGTTCGTTTGAGCTGACTGATAATCTCCAGAGCCGACAATCTTTTCCGCAGATCCATATTCTCAAGCTCTGGAATTATCTGACCTAAGATATTTGATCGGGCCTGGCTTTCGGTCTGCATTATGGCTTTCTGTGCAGCTCCCGAATCGAGGCCCAACCTGGTGGAGACGCCTCTGGCCCTGCCCTGAATGGCCGGCTTCAGATTCTCCATGGCCAGACCGGTTCGCTGTCCGATTCGGCCAGGTGAAACCATAGACGGTTCGTTGAAAACATCGGTGGCCATTTTCTCGACATCTCTCATGCCCTGCCGGGCTTCGGAACCGCCCATATATTCAGACAATAAACCGAGCCCGGTAGATCCAGCCTGAGCTGCAACTTCGAGCCAGTTAATTGGCGGTGTCGCTGTCGTCGCAGCTTTATTTGCTGACTGATTGTTCATGATATCTTCGATACTACCCTGTTTACCGAGAAGATTCCTTATGATAATATCGAGTTCTTCCGGAGTAACCGGTTTAGGTCCCAAGAGTCGGCCTCCGAATCCGTATGCTCTTTTCTCGGCCATTGCAAATCACTCTCCTTTCGGATAACCCCAAAGATGATAATATATATACATCGCCTCAATTAAGAGGCTGTCAGTTAATGAATCAACGACAATTTCAAACTGATAGGCCGGTGATGGGTGGCCAAATTTAAGAGGATAATAGGTCATGCGATCGGCCAGATTGGTGATGATGGTGCTATCGACCAGCTGATCAGCAGCGTCATACCAAAAGATCGTAAACCAACCATCCTGGGTATCGGCGCTATCGACAAACAACAGAAGGCCGTCGATATCCTTCAGCCCGTAACCGGTCAGTAATTTGCCAGATTTATATGTGGCAAAATATCCAGTTCCATTGTTGTTGGTCGTATCGCCATAATGATAGGCCAGGTCACTTGATCGCTTGCAGAAAATCAGATTCTCAGGCGTATGCAATTCATAATCGGCATCATCTTCGTAATAAGTAGCGGCCAGAAAAGAGAAGTCGTATATGGCCCATGGCCGGCCGGGAACATCGAGGAAGCAAACCAGCGTGGTATCGGTCCCGGGGAAAGAAAGCAGATATTTACTTTCGAATAAGGCGGCAACCGCCGATTCCTTTTGCAATCGGCTGAATCGATCGAGTACGGGTTTAATTTGCTGCCCAATGGTATCGAGTTGATCACCGGCTTCATAGAATGGCGATCCTTGCTCGAAATATACGTTATCGATGCCGAGATAAATTCGACTTCCCCTCCATTGGCACATCGTTTTTCCAGAGACGCATCCTACCCCACCGGAATAATACGGTGGACTCTCGCGGCTGAAATTGCCGTTGGCATCTTCAAAGACCTTATGCCTGGAAGTCGGCTTATAGATATAAAGCCGGTTGCGACCGCCGACGACGGCTGTTATCGGTTCTCCGTCATCGGGACCAAGGGCGATATAGTCAAGGGCTTCGAATTTCGGCGTATCCGGCGCGGTGTAGTAAAGATTCGGTCCGCGGTCCCATCCGTATAGTCGATCGTGCCAGACGGTCATACCGGCCAGCCTGGGAGTAGGATAGGGCGGGTCAAAATCTACATGGATATCAGGATTGCTGTCCAGCTGAGCCCGGGAGAAGGTATCGACAAAAATTGTATCGTCGTTCAGCATGGTTGTCAAATATCGTGGGAATTCGCAGCCAGCGCCGCATCCATCTTGCCAGCTGTATAAAAGGCCATCGAGGGTAACCCGATAAATTCTCCTGACTACATGATTGAGCATATCAGGCACTTTGGGCACCAGCAGAGTTATCAGGCTGTCGGTGGTTCCGAAATAAACGGTCTGATGCCAGGAAGTATCCGATTCGACGTTTAATATCGTGTCATAATAAGTTACCCAATACCAGTTAAAACCTCTTGGACAATAGGTCCATGGGGGATCATCGCCATCACCGCAAATGGGATAATAACGATGAATCGCGGTATAACCGCCAGCGCTGCTGTCATTCGAATACTCCATGCTAAAAAATCTCGGGGCTCCGGCGTGATAAAAGCTGTCAATTTCCGCTTTGCGATCGAGAAGGAAATTATCAGGACGGCTCTGAAAATATGGAGCAAAGCCGCCTGCTGTATCCATGTCTCCCCATCCGGAATCGATGATATAGAAACTTTCGGCATCGGATACCGCCACTTTGAATGGCTGGCCGACGAAATAAAGGCTGTCAGGGCTGGCTTCATTCAGAGAATCGGGCGGGTTTATCGCATTTTCACCTGGCCTTGTTCTTACCAGCTGAAACTTCATTGAATCGTATGGCGCCGTGCAAAGCGAATCCGATACCGGTTGACTCCATAGATGAATCATGACTTGCTGAAAACGGATGGTGACGACATCGGATAGATAGGCCAGGTGGCGGGTCATACAGAGCGCATGAGGATCGCCCGTAGCCCATGAACCCGAACATAGATCACCGGTGGTATCGCAAGGTGGCCATTGAACAAGACCCCAGCGGTATTTCCCGTTTAATTCGCTGATCGACGTATCGCCCTGGTTGTCGAGGATCTCGAGGAAGAATTCGCCCGGTGCCTGGATATGAAGCGGAGCCGAAAATTCACTATAGCACTCGGCCATGGTGTCGGTGTTTTCTCCATCGGTGTACCATGGGCGGTTATATCCATCGCAAATGAAGGCTTTGTCCTTCCAGGTGGTGTACCAAATATCAGCCGACCGGTAGAACCAACAGCCTTTTCGATAGCTGCCGGCCAGGTTGCCCTGATAAAGATCGGTCCAAGGATAATCGATGTTTTCGAGCATCTCGAGGATAAATTGCCGACCGTCACGGCGCCGTAATCCATAAAGCGAAATCATAAAGGTAGTATCGCCATCAATGGTATCGGTGACAGCGTAATAGCCTGGCCTTTTTCCCATTGACGGTGGCCGAATAGAGAGATCCAGATTCAGCACGGTTACGCCCTGGCTGGTTGGCAACCCGAGGTCTGACCGCCAGAGGTTGAGACCGCCCGAAAAGTTAGATATCGGCAGCTCCTTAATTTCCGGATTCGGATTCTGAGAAAACGCCAGGGTAAAGGCGATTAATAGAATTCCCAATATGCAAAAAAGCTGCTTCATTTCTGACCCATATCCAAATACCATGTTCGGGGATTATCACGGCGCCGCCAGATCATCGTTACCCGCCGCCAGTATTCCCCTTCAAATTCAGTTGAACGGCCATTCTCAAGCATCTGTGATGCCAGGTGAAGGCCCCATAAAACAGCCAGGTGGCGATATTCCTGGGGTAGATTGGTTGTGGCGGTGCTGTCGGTCGATAGATCATCCCTTTTCCATCCGATTACAAAAAAGGTATCGGCATCGGAGCTGACTGGCGCCAGATAGACAGAATCGAGCCCATCGGGATTATTGTAATGGGTCGCGTTTATCTCGTCGCGCACTCCATTTCCAGATTGAGCAACGTCCAGAACGGTATCCAGCGGAGCTGAGGTTAATTGCCGAACCGGTATCAGATAATCGTCGTCAACAACACTATCGATCGCAATGTAATCGATCTTGATCAGGGCGGTATCGATCAGCATGGCCATAACGCCAGCGGTCGAAATACAGCGTTTGGCAAAGGCAACGCCGATATCGGTGCCGGCCTGGGCCAAACCGTCTCTTGCGAAAACAAGTGCTTCAGCCCGGGTGCAGGCATCGACGCCGTTGGTATCGACCCGAAGTTGACGAAGAATGGAGTTGGCCACTTCCACCTGGTTGCTATTTATGCCGCCATGGGCATCCTGCGAGACGCACAAAATTACCGCGATTGCCGCCAGGAATGTCAGCCACATGAAGAATCCCCATGGATGCTTAATTTTCATGAAACATCACCTCCCAACAGATTATGACTATCAGGACGAACCCGGCGTTTTGCCCGTTGGTGACTGCGCCCGAGACCCCAGGGATCGCCTTTGGCTCTTTTACCTTTCCATCGCCTGAATCCCTTGGAATATAGTTTATTTATAGCGGCAACGCCTCTTGACCAATTTTTATCGGCCATGGCCCAGCGCCTCGTTTTATCGTCAAGTACCTGGATCAAGGCTCTTTCGATAACGAGATCCGCAATGTCGGCCGGGGCTTGCTCAATCTGATCGAGGCGATAGGTGACCACCGGCAGAATATCATAATTCTGATCAGGAGTCGGCCATACCTCTATGGTTAGTGGATTGCCATAGGCGGTGGCCAGCTGGGGTTTTCCGGATGATGAATCGCCCCGGGCGATTCTGGAGAATTCGTTATGAGTCTCGAGATCTATGTAATCGCCGGAGTTATCATCAAGATATATCTTCTGATCGATCCGACGAACATCTAAACCTTTGAAAAGGATGCGGCTGGTATATTTGGAGACGCCAGAATCCAGGGTAACTGACATTTGAACCCGATTATATTCAAAATCACCAAGACGATTGATTGCATTCAGAGCCGCCTGAAGCGCAGCTGAAGCCTCCTGAGTCTTTTTCGGCGATTCGGCTTCGGGCATTTCAATCTTTATCAGAGCAATAGCTTCATCGGTTGTCATTTCCAAACCTCCTAATTGTCAAGAGGATGGCCATTTTTATCGTAATCATTGGTGCGCTTGCTCTCCGGCAAATTCTTCAAATGCTTGATCTGAGACTGAAGTTGAGCCGTCATTGCCGGATTATTTCTAAGCCTGCCCTTTTCCTCCATGAGTTTGGCGCACCTGGTAACTTCCTTCAAGGTATCAGGTCTTTCGAAAACAGATTCAGTAGAGCCGGAACCTGGGCCCCTTTTATGACCGCGGATTCCCGGAGCCGCGATAAATACCCTGGTGGCGGGATTACCGCATACCGGGCATGGTGTACCGTCGCGGCCGGTTTCTTCGTATTTTTCCAGAGTCATTTGTCTCTCAAATGTTCGATTACAGATCCGGCAATCAAAACTATAATTTGGCATATCGTCCTTTCAGTCGGTGGCGAACCCCTCACACAAGATTCGCCACCGGTCCAGAGAAATCGCGGAACCGCTAAGTATCCGCATCTTACGTCAGAATGCCGCCCACCGGCAATCCGGTAGCTCCGGTCAGAAGGCCGATGATCGAGGTTGACCGTAAAACGGTCATAGCGCAATCACCCTGCCAGCCGATCCAGTTTCTCATTCCCAAAAGATTCTGAGAATCCGGACGATCGACAATCTGCCAATCAATACCGAAGATGTTGTTATTGGCGCTGCCTGAACCCCAATGGGCCACGAAGTATGAATGCCGCCCGAAGATCAAGGCCGCATAGACATCACCGGTGGCGCTATAGGTACCATCAGTACCCATCCGGTAGAGTTCGGAGCTGATCATGAATTCGATATTGAACCACCGGCCAAGGACATAATTCTGGAAACGTCTCGAATTGTCATAGATGGCGCTGTTCTGGAAGACTGAATCGCTCCAGAGATCATTTTCCTGGTCGGCGTGAATAAAGGCCCGGTAGATGCCGCCGCGGAAAGGCTCTGTTTCCAGAACCCGTTCCATACCGGCAACACGGATCAGGGCCGCGGTCGAAAGCGTATCGGATGAGGTCAGCCCGCCCGGCGAAGTCAAATGATAATGACTGTCGGTCGTCAGGTTATGATTAAAAGCGGTGCCAAATGTCGCCTTATCGCTGGCAGCGGTAAAGGTCGAAACCTGGCGGCTCTGATCATAGTTGGGACCATCGGCATTCGGCACGGTAAACATCGACCCATTCCAATAATTATCGGCCTGAGTCAAGGCATCATCTACCGCATTTCCGGTATCCGAACCGGCATCGCATGATCCGTTGACCTCATAGTTTGTATCATAGTCAACCCGATGCCAGAGGGCTCCCAGGGTCATCATCTTGATTACCTGGAATTCCATGGACCTGGCAAAATGGTTGGCTATTACATCACGATTATCCTTGTCCTTGATAAAACTGGCGAATTTCACCTTCTTGGAGAAACCGAAGCTATGACCCCATTCCTGGAGTTCGCAATCGATATAGTTGGTGAAAAGTTCGCCGGCATCATCAGGCCCGTAAAGCTGGCCCTCGGACAACGGGGAAGTGGTTTTTCCCGGCCGCAGGATCTTATTGGCGCGAATGGTATCGTAACCCTTTGTCTGATATTTTCTATCAGCAAATTTCGACGCCACAAGGTATCCTTCAGCCGTCTTGAGCAAACCGGGCTCATAGTAATCCATGACGGCGCTATTGTAGTTTGACGATCCTGTATAAGCCATCGATTATCCTCCAATCGGCCGCCAAATAGAAATGTTCATCGGGCGCCAGCACCTTCCATGTTCTTAATATGATAAGCCAGAATTTTCTGCCTGGTTTTGAAGGTTATCTTCTTGGCCCTCACATCGGCATCAAGTTTGGCGGTGTTGACAGACCCATCCGGACTCATATACTGCTTTGACAATCCAATGACATCGGTGGCGCTGCCACCGCCGGAGCCTCGGCCGTATCGGGAAGCCGTATTTGACCGGCGCACTTTATCGGCGCCCTGGGCCTCCATTCGCTTTACGAGGGCCTTGATTTTCTGAGGCTGGGTCCTGGCCGCGAAATAGGCAGCTTCCTCATAGGAATCTGCCTTACCGGCATTGATTATCTTATCCAGTTGGGGCCTGGTGAACATTCCGCGTATGTCGCCCTTGTTAAAATCGTTCCACTCATTGTTGCGGAGATATTTGATAATTTCTTTGCTATCCCCGCTACCGGTATGGGCCTGAAGTGCCAAAGCCGAAATCAGTTCCTGATTCTGCTTCATCGGAACCCCAAAGGCATCCAGAATTTTAACCAAGGGTCTCAGTTTAGCGGCTTCATCGGGTGAAAGTTCATCATTTTCCACGAAGCCCTCAAGCATTTTCGCCGCCGATGGGATATCGGCAAAGGCAGATTTGTTCTGAGGACCCGCGGTCTTAATTACTCCCTGACTTACGAGTTCGGCCACGATCGCTTTCCCTATGGCGCCTGGGTCATTTGCGGACGGAGTATTAGTCGAATCGCCTTTTTTAAGCAAAGGTAATGTCATACTTATATAATCCGCCAGATTTTCGACACCTTCAGGCAGTTCTTCGCCAGTTACATGGGAGAAAAACGAGGCATCATCATCGAAATCAGATGGTTCATCTTGATCACCGGCGATTTTGTCATCATCGGGGTTATCATCGTCAAGATGATCTGTATCATCCTGCCCTTCGATTGATGCCATATCGCTTTCAAGATCCGAGTCCGCGCTCGGATTATAATCTTGATCGGTGTTGGTTTCATTTCCGGCCATAAAAAATTACTCCTTATCTAATTCAACTACGGTATTTCCAGAGTCTCACCAGTCTCCATGATATACCTTTCAAAGACAATGGGTATCGCTCTGAATTTTGCCACCGCCCGGGCCACGGCACAGACGCCACCATTTGAAGCGATAAGCCGTTTGGTATGATTTTCAGAGTAATCAGCCCGGTGCATCACCTTCATTTGGTTGCCTATTTCTGTCTGAAGATAATAGGTAATTGCATCACCCAGGTCCGGATACTTTTTTAGCAGGGTCCCTAAAATCATCAGGTGGGGTTTTTCTCGGTAGCTGATATTCAGCGGCTTCTCATGCTTCGGTTTGTTTGCAATCATATTGATTCCGCGGTCTATTTCTTACCGGCTTTGCCGGTTTTTTTCTTACCACCGCGGCCCTTTCCACCTTTCTTTTTTCCGGTCTTTTGTTTACCACCGGCGCCAACTTCGTCTTCATCGGCAGCGCCGCCGCCAACTTCCTCACTTCTGGCAGCAGCCGAATCGCTCATGGCATCTTCGGGTTTCAGTTCGGGCAGGATATCGGCTTCGTCAACGCCATCCATGGATTTACCGATCATTCGCATTTCGCTTTTGTTGATCGTCTCCCGATATCCGGGATCGCGTTTTTTATAGGGTTCCGAGGGAAAGGGATCATCTTCCTCGGCAGGGTCCCATTGCCGATCGGGATCGAGCCAGTCAAGGAATTCCTTGACGGTCATGGTCTCCTGGGGATCGGTTTTGATCTGTTTGAATCGATCGCGTTTCAGCGGAATCGGAGTACATACGATCAACTTACAATCGGTTCCGACGCTGAACGGCGTTTCATATAGATAGCCGCCGCCTTTTTTGGGCGGGATTTTTCGGCCCCGTTTGCTAAACCAGGTCTCGGCACCAAACGGAACCCACATCTGAAGGATAGCTTTTTTCTCTCCATCAGGATTGGCATACAGACGACCGACATCGAGGCGATAAAGGTCGATGTTGATTAGATCTTCTCTGGCGGTTTTCTTGAAGCCAAGATGATGTTCGTCCGATGATTTGAATATGGCCATATTAACTCCTATCAGGTACTCAACTGTTTGACCGGTTGACCGCCGCCGCCTTCCATAACCTCACCGGTTTTCTGAAAATTGGTAGCAGCCATTTTGGCCTGATCCTTTAACTGTTTCAGGCGCTCGGCCTCATGTCGATCATGAATTATCCGAGGCATTGCAACTTCGAGCTGTTCTTCGGTCGGCATATACTCCTCGGTGTTTTTGATTCCGTATTTGCGGTAAACCATTTCGGTAATCGCCCTGATATAGACGACCCCCAACGGTGTCGCCGCATAAATCGGATTGGCTTTTGCAGATTCAAGGAAAGCCAGCCAGATCTGTTGTTCCAAAGCGGCCGGGTATAAATTTGTCAGAGCCGGAACATCAAGCGTAATATCGATTAACCATTCAGGACGACCCGCGGCCTGGTAGAGATAGACAAATTGCTGGGCGACATTTATTACCATATCGCCGATGTTTTTGAATATCCCCCTGGCGCGTGTGGCTACGCCTTGGGCTCTCTGAAGTGTCTTGGTGGCCTTTTCCTGCGGTGATTGAGGTATTCCCTGGGCGATATCGGGCGCATTTATTATTTGCCTGATACGGTCGGAAATCAGTTCAATCATGCTTATCAGGATTTTGAGATCGCCAAGTTCAACTCTGACTACATTCAGGTCTTGAGGATTATCCATGGGCCAGAAGGCGCCGGGAAACCATTCCGGTTCTTCCTCAAATTCGGTCAGGGTAGGTATGGCGATAACGGGGAGAACGCCATAACTGAACGCATCCGAGAATATATTGAAACAATCGTTCAATAGCCGGGCCATTCCTTTGATCTGAGTAACCCACGGCAATCCCTCTATTTCATTGAATTTCCGGCCGGTCCGATGAATCACGAAAGGATATTTGAGCCGGCCAAAATGGCTTTGAATGCCGAATTTCTCTTTGAATAGCGGGATCTTGTTGTTGCCGAGTGTGTAAACTCGAATCCATTCCTGGCCCTTCTTATCTCGCACAGGAAGCCAGAATTCACAGACCATGTATTTGCCGGTGGTGTACGGCGATCGATGATAACGGTCCAATTCATCGTCGTCTGAGTCCAAGGCCTCAGCTCCTTCCGAATCGGTACCGTATGGGCCCATTTCTTTTAATTGGCTGACGGCCGATTTCTTCCATCCCTGCCTGGCGCCTTCAGATTCCAGCTCGGAAGCCGTCAGCCAGTTCCGGAAAATTACACCTTGACCTTTTCGGAAATCTGCTTTCGATTTATCGTAAAGAAATTGATCCCAATTAAGGACATCGGCATAGGGCCATTCGCCAATAACACCATATTCCTCGGCTACCGTCTCCGTTTTCATGCCCAGCATTTCATATATCCGGGCAAGATGCTGAGACAGCGGCAGAGATTTCTTGACGAAATGGGGGCCTTCCTCGATATGCCAACCGGTTTTGACCGCCGCGATCGGCTGGCAGGCCGCGGCCAGAATTAAATCCTGGGCGCCGCTGGTCAGAAATCCGGCACGGCGAAGATCCTCGTTAAGCTCAACTTCTCGCTGCCGGATCAATTCGGGATCATAATCCTGATCATCGGCCTGGATTATTCTAACAGGGTTAGGGCCCTGGGTGATATTATCGACGAAATTTGCCAGGATGGTATCAAGCGCCGGCTGGATCTCTGGAATATAACTGGCCGACCTGACGACACCTTCATCCATGGCGCGTTCATCGAGGATGGAGTCATGGCCGTAGTAATAATCCCAATTTTCCTGAACCTCGGTGGCCAGCGCGTTATTATGTTCCTCATACTCCGTAAACATCCGTTGGCAGTACAGGATGGGGTCTTCCCTGAAGGTTACCTGAGCTGCCGCCTGCTGTTGATCTTTTTCTTCCTGGCTCATATCACAGGGCCCTTAATAATCGCCTGGACAAACCGCTTTCCGGATGAAGGCATAGACCCTCATGGTCAAGTCGGTGGTTTGTGCCGGTCCGTCATTTGGAACGATTGAATCGGTGGCGATGGTCTCGATATAGAAGGCATTCCCAAGGTATTTTCGAATTGAATCCTTGTGGGTCGCAAACGGCAATCCATATCCCGTGGCCAACGATGCCGCACTAAGGCGAATACTGTCAATTTTCTTATAAGGTCCTCCATCAACACCGATATATAGTCGGCATAAGAGATTAAGCGAATCAGCCAGGGCACTATCGGCCAGAGTGATGGTTTTAGCATAAACCCACCAGTTGATATCATCGACCTTCACCGAATCAGGCAAGACGACGATATTGGTCACGAAAGTATCAGTTACCCGGGTAGCCGTGGCCAATGATCCCACAGCCATTTGATCGGTGGCCAGATCTGCCGAGGTAGAATCAAATGTGAATCTGAGGCTTCCTCCACCGGTATAAACAATCGTTTTCTGAGATCCGCCCAAGGCAATGACAGCCGCGACAATCAGGGCGATCAGCCATCCGATAACAAGAAGTTTACTTCTCATTGCAACCTCCGGTTTTAAGAGTGATGATTTTTCGACCCTGACTGTCACCTGGTAAGAACAGGTGGTCGCTACCAGGTCGAACAATTAGACTATTGGAATCGGCGCCGCCGAGTTGTCGGATATTTTGCACGTATCGCCTTTCAGCGATTTCCTGACGGCGCCGATCAATTTCATAATTTGCAGCCTGAGCCTGGCGCCTGGCCCGGGCGCCTATCTTCGAGTGACGGTCCTGCCTTTTCGGATTGAATTGGCCACGGCCGCGATCGCGCCGGATACGCAGACGTTCAGGCAGAGCTGCTTCAATTTCTTCTCGGGTAAAAAACTTCATTTGCCGCCTTTCTTCCTTTTCTTGGTGCAGACGGTATGACCGCCGCGTTTGCCGGGCTTCCGGACAATGGCACATTTCAGGTAGGACCCGGGGTGACCTTTGATCGGCTTATTTCGCCACCGCTTCGCACCGCCCCGCTTTTTGATTGTTTTCTCCGGCATATTATTAACCTCCCATCAGGCGTTTACGCCTACTCTGTTTTTCAACTGGCGACTTTGGCATTTTCTCCCTGGACCGCTGATCATCCTTTTTGAGATCTGCACCGCCACGGGCATCAAGGGCACCAGCGATCGAGTATTCCAGGGCATTTTGGCAATGATCATACCAGCCATCTTTAAGCGGAGTATCCAGAACAATGTCCATATTTGCCAGGCGTTTGGTTTCCCGGACATATCCACCGGTGAAGCCGTCGATAAGAACATTTTCATATCTTGGGGCATCCTCGTAGAACCGCCGAGTATGACAGCCGCATTGTTCATCGATAATGAGACCGCGTTTTCCATCCGGACGGCGCCGCAGCGCAGCGCGAACCATGTCAACCAGGTCCTTTTTGCGCCGCTGCTTATAATGCGGATGAATGCCATGGCTTTTAAGTACCTCAATCGACCGCTTTTCGTTTTTCTCGGTGACAAGATCGGATCTCTGGACTCCGGCAGCATCAACCCAATCGACCCAGCGCAACTTCTTTCCAAATTCGGATTCGCGCCATTCGATAGCCGCGGAAGTGAAATCGTCCAGGTTAATTTCCGTGCCCATGAACTCTCGGAAAATCCGTATCTGGCCATCGAGGGAGAATTGCCAGATAACAACGGCCGGGTGCATATATCCGAAATCCCATCCGCAGTAAACGGCGCGGTCGGGCATGAGCCGGATGCCAGCGGTCTCGAAATCGACAACGTGATCGGATCTGACGAAGGTGGGGTAAACTCGGCGTCCACCGGCCACAACAAACGACAGCTCTTGCTCTTGGTCCCAATCCTCCTGGCTGAGATACGCCCGGCGCATTTCCCTTGCCCATGAATCGTCTCGATCCGGATGGTCGGACCAATGGAGCTTAATCCGATGGTAATTGCCGCCGATCCAGACTTCGTAATAGGCATTGAATTTCCCGTTAGGGGTGGAGACGATTGCGATCCGGCCGGTATGGCCAGCCGTCGCGGCCATGGCCTTGAGGGTCTGATAGCCGAAAGGATGAAAGGCAAATTCGTCAAGCAGGGTTTCGGTAACGGTGAAGGCGCGGCCAGCGTGTTGGCCGGCAGGAATCGCTTGGAAGATGCCGCCTTTGGCGAATCGCATATACGTAGCGCCTTTGGCCACGACAGGATTATGTTGTTTGTACCTGTCAGGCATACTATCGTACATGAACTTGGCCCGGGTGATAACTTCTTTGGCATTGTCCAGGCGCTGAAGGATGATATTGCCGCCAAAAACTTCGCCAAGTTGTTCATCGGCTCTCCAGGCCTTATGTAGATAACGGCTGGCCCAATAGTTTGTGATAAACAACTGCCGGGCTTTGAGCGTGACCGACAGCCGGTTTTCTTCAATATCACGATGATACCGATGCAGATAATCAAAACGGGCTGGGTACGGCTCCACCTGGCCGGTGGCTTCGTTTCGGGTTTTAAGGTCTTTTGCAAATTCCCAGAAATCATCCCTTGCCGCCATTAGCCAATGATTAGGGGCTCGCGCCCGCATCGCTGTTATTGTTTCGTCCCTGGTCATGTGATTTCTTAGCCGCTGGTGGAGTACATTTCCAGCCAAGGTTTCTCAGCCAGCCGGCATATATTTCCTCAACTTCACGGTCGGACATATTTTCAACTGCTTCCGCGGATCGACTGCTATTTATGAATGTCTTGGGAGCTGCCGATTCGGCCAGCATCCGAGCTGGTTTGCTCATGGAAAGGTAAATCCTGATAGCCCGGTGACGGTCCCGAGGCTCAGGACAGGTTTTTAGATCCTTCGAAAGCACGTTGCAGGCCTCGATGAAATCCCGGTAAACATATAGCGGAGAGTATTCTTCGATGGCTTTCAAAATATCCGGATCTACCCTTAATCGATGGTAGTGGCGTTCCGAAATTCCGCAAATGTCAGCCTTCTCTTTAACGGTGGCAGTATCTAAATCGGCGCAAATCATTGTAGCCAATACTTTTCGGCGGGTATCGTCCAGCGACGTTTCCGTGAATAATTTGCAAATCTCTGACATCAAGCCCTTAACGGTGTCAGTCAGCCGTGCATGGCGGTCTTTTGGCTTCTCAGCGGGTTTGGCTTTCTTTGCCGGTCGCCTGTTTGGCGTCCGACCAGGCTTTTTTCGGAATCGTCCGTCTTTATTGCGGGGTTGTGATTTTTTCGCCGGCATCCTTGCCGTCTCCATGGATGGTAGTCCACCCGATTACCGGGATCGGCCGCGGCAACTTCCCTGTCACCGCGGCCGATTGCATCAACCATGGACTACGTTCCATTGGAAAGCACGAAAATTGGGCTTGTCAAGCGATTTTTTATAAATATATAAGCCCCAGCCATTTCTGGCCAGGGCTTTGGGTTGGTTATGAATCCGATCAATGTTAGCTCTCATTGGGATAAGAGTACTATGTCATGTTTCAGCCGATCGGGGGCCCTCGTATGAAGGGCCACCATCGTGGTGATAACGTCGCCATCCCTGACTTTCTCCGGCAGGAAATTGGTCCGCAGTACGGACCTGACAACCTGGCAAATCTCGCTGGCTCCCTGAGAATACATAGCCAGGCGAACAAAGCCTTTCTTCCTGGCGAACCGCGCCGACCCCTCAAATGCGACGATTTCCCGGCTGAGGAAATCTTCGAAATCGTGCAAGTCTCTGAGCATAACTCCTCCTGGTTACTGGTTATGCTCGTAGGATCGGCACCTTTACCCAAAAACTTTAGCGGTCGATCAGGAAATATCATTTTCGATAGCTTTCCACATATACTCAATGGCTTCGTCTGATTCCTTGGACAATATTCTGTACCAATATATTACTCGGCGCCTGATTAGTTTAATGTTCATTCCTAAATACCGTCCGCCGTTGCTCTCCGTAAGGGCAAATAAGCAGGAAAGACGGCATCGGATTTTAGGTCCGTAATACTTGCGAATGGCATCGTTGAAGGCACTATCCTTCATAAGCTCAGCTCCAATTCGAGGTTATCACCGATGCCCCATGGCACCCGGGCCAGTTGGTGAAGGGCAAAATCGGTGAAGGTGGAATCGATATCGATGCCGATATAGTGCCGCCCCAGGGCTTTGGCCGCGATCAGGGTTGTGCCCGATCCGCAGAACGGATCGAAGATAAGCTGGCCAGGGCGACTGAACCGCTTGACCAGCCATAACAAATGCGCCAAGGATCTCGGGGTTGGATGAACCCGGTTGTTTCGATGATTCGTCATATTGTCGGTAAGGACCGGTTTTCCGGAAATACAATGGCAGACAGAGCCCAGCACTTTGGTCCCATCGGCCGGCAGCTGCTTATGGCCGAAAACATAGGCCACATCGCAGTCAATCAGGACCGGGCCTTTGTATTTCGGCGGCACCCAGCGCAGCCGGCAGGATTGGACAAATTTCATGCTCGAGGGAATAGCCGACAATATCCGCGGATCGGTATCGAGGCCCAAATGGATTATCAGCCGCGGGGCGATCCGAGCCAGAAACGGCGCCGCGGTCTCAAAGATCTCTGCCGCCCGATCAGAGCCCGGAAGTTTGGCCTTGGCCCCTGGCCATACCGGATCGGTGATAACGGCATCGCAGAAATTTTCCGGCAGGACCGGCAGGATCTCGAGGCTGTCAGCGGTGTAAACGTGATCGAGTTTCAATATCTTATTCTTCATGAATCTCCAATTCTATTTGCTCAGCCTGGCGCCCGAATCGCCTTTTAATCCGGCGCAGCTCAATCATCATCGTTGCCCGGTCAGCGAAGATCATTTCCGATGGTCTGGCTCCCGGCCTGCGAAGCAGGACTCGGATCGCCCTGGCGGTCCGGCCGAAACCGCGGCTGGGAAGTTTCAGGCACTCAGATATATACCAGCTGGCCGATTGAGCCATTTTCGGATGATGTTTGAGCCAGACCATGATTTCATATCTCAGGCGAACCTCGTATTCAGATCGGAAAACCTTGAAGATCACCAGGTTTTGAAGATATTCAATCTGTTTCTGACTGGCGTGTTTCCAGATGTTTTTGGCCATGGTGAATGCATACCTCAATAAACCAGCCGCCTTTTCGGCATAGGCTAATCTTTGCCGTCCCTGTAGCGCCATCCTCAAGCGGGTGGCCGAGGCACCGGTCAAGCGATTCGGGAATATGGAAACAGAGCTTCCGGAGCCCCGGCGCAAAGCTGGTTACCGTTTTTCCCGGCAGGAACCGGAAGCGCCTGCCCGGCTTCCTATTTCTTCTCTTTACCGTCACCGAGGCTCATTTTCTCCTGATTAGGGTTCTTTTCAGCTTCGTAGTGGCTCAGGACCGTATCCATGGCCGATACCAGGTCGTCATAGAGCTTGGCCCATCGGCCAGAGGTCGGGCTTTTGGTGTCAGGGCATACCAGCCGAAAAGAGAATCGGCCTTTTTCATTACCGATCGGTATATCGGTGCCACCGGTCAGTATCCGGCTCATTTCACGCTTTATTTTGGCCATGGCCTTTGCCTTTCCGCCATTTCTCAGCCTGGGGACAGGTCGAAAAATGGCTTGTCAGAGTATCGACGTTTACCGGCATATTCCGGCCGCTTTCGGTTTTGATCCAGAATATCTTGGCATTACAGGATTTACAATGCGTCACCGGTTCGCCGTGGTGTTGGAATTTAATCTCATGGCGCTTCGGCAATCCGAATATCATACGAAGCGTATCCTCAAACCACTGGGTCAGACATTCCAGCTGGGTGCTGTCGGGCTTCTCTGGAATGTTGTAAAATTCGTCTCCGTAGGTGCCGTAATCAATCTGACCGGTGGAATTTTTCCTTGTTATTGTTATTTTCAGACGCTGCATCGGACCCTTCTCCTTCCGGCGATTTGACAGATTGCGGCGCCCCGCGACCAGGGCGCAGAAAACGAATGCCGCCAGACCGCGCAATTTGATTCATGACAAAATCGGATAGATCTCCGAAATCCTTTACCGGCCAATAGACCTGGCCGGTTTTCCGTTTGTTGGTGAAGACCAGCGCGATCGGTCTCCCCTGATCATCGGTGGTGACCTCGACGCTGGCGTTTCCGGTTGAGCTAACGAGCTTTGACATTGAGTTCGCCCTTTCTCCATAGGGGAATGCTTAAATGACAGGCATCGCAGTAAACCTCGGGCTTCGGGCTATGTTCCCCGATCAGGCGCATAATCTTGCCGCAACCCTCGATCGGGCAGATACCCGGCCGACCATGGGTGACTTCTTCATAGACCTGATCCAATGCCGCTTGAGGCAATTCACGATAATTCATTTAGACCTCCATGTTTTTGGTTCTTTATAGTACATCTGATCGCATTCCAGTCCGGATCTCTTTGAAAAATGCGCGTCAAGGCCTCTCAGGCCTTCTACGCTATACATGAAAGTATCTGGCCACCATCGGATAATGTAATTGACCGTCTCGGCGAATTTCTCGGGTGTCATTCGCATCAGCTGGGTATGCGTGAAGGCCATCGGTTTCAATTTGAACCCAAAAGCACCTGGTGTGATAGCCATTTAATGAATTCATATATGTCATGCTCCCGGGCGGCGGCATATATGCCGCGTCCATTAGGACCCGGGTTATGAATAATCAGCCAGAAAAATCCGTCAGAGCATTTCCGGAGCCATGGATAATCGGGAACGCCAAGGGCGATCCAGGGGATCGATAATAGGCTAAGATTTAAGCGTTTGAGAATATCGGCGACCGTGCCGTATTCGCTTTTACGAAGTTCTTTGGTAATGAGGCCCGGCCGAAATGGCGGCTCAGGGCCGAAAATGCCGTCGTAGTGCATGGTGTTCTCCACAGGGTTATCAACACATAAGTTCTTTGTCTTTCAATCGGTTAATGCACATTTCCACAAATCCACATCGGTTGTTATTATATATTTTAAATAATAATAACCGCCGTGGAAATGTGAATAACTACAGGTCCAGCCTCGATTGTTTCTCAGCCAACTGGAGCTTCTCTAAAGCCTTAGCTCGCCGCAAAATAGCGTTTGCCCTGGCGTACAGATTGTTGATAGTGGCGTGGATATCTTTTAGGCTCAGCCAGACGCCTATGGCTCCGGATTTCTTCGCCTGGGGAATGCAGTTGACGGCTTCGCCCTGTCCGAAATCGTTGGCCAGAGCCAAGACCCGTAAACATTTCCGGACAACCGGACCGCTGAGGGCCACTTGCTTCGAAATCTTATCAACCGTCGAGGCATTGTGCATCCCGCGGCAATGGCCTTTCAAATAGCTCCGAACCGCCTGGACCGTATCGGCGTTGATCTTTTCCTCCTTGCATAGCTTTATGAAAGGATCGGAGTGATTCATTGCCCGGACATTCCGAAATGAATCATGTAAAACTTCTGATTGAGGCCAGCCAGCCTGATCGAATCCAGGTGCGTATTTCCCAGGGTATCGCCCGGGATCGGCGATCGATAGATTGGAAAAAGAACCTGATCCTGAACGTAAATATGGACGACTTCAAATTCGTCCTGGTGAACAATATAGGGATCGGTGTAACTGCCCTTGGTGGCAAAATATACCGCGCAACCGACAGCTACGACGACCGCCAGGATAATAAACAGCTTAGCAAGATCCGTCATTTGACTCTCCTTGTTCAAATGTGACACCGCCAGATATCAGAGAAATTAAGACGGCCAGAAGCAGACCGCCGATAAATCCAATCAAAATGCCGATCGCCTGATCCGCGACCAGCGAAACGATCCAATCAAACATTCTACCTCCACCAAATCCAAAGGACAATTTTCCCGAAATGAACCGATATAGGATTATTGCCGATAATTCCAAAGCCCCATACTGAATCTTTTCTAAAGTACATCCTCACGGTATATCGCTTGTCCTCACGACCTGAAATTGAATATGGCACTCCCTGGCCAAATCTTTGACAATTTCCAGGTAGATATCATTTGCACCCTTCAACACCTTCCAATACCTCTTTTTATCGTCATACCTCCTGATTCTCGACTTCCCACGGTATTTCTTTATCTTCTGCTTGAACTCAGATAGAAATAGAAGGCACCAATCCCGGCCGGTTCCCTGCCAATCCGATGCCTCTAATTTGAACCCGAAGTATTCGCCGTCTATCTCTACCTGAATGATCAATCGACTATTCTCCCGAAAAATGCAGGCACCTATGCCCGTTAATTTCCAAATGCTTAAATGTAAGTGGCGTCTCAGGATAATCGTCTGGAAGATCAAATTCAACTTCAAAAGATGGTCTCGGACCGCTACCCTGCCTTATGCGAGCAATCAGGTCCCATTTCAACGTCTGATAAAAATCAGACCTATCTCTTAATTCGAGCATAATAGCCAGGGCCAGCTGAGCCGGGCCTGAGCCGCCGTATCCCCAATTAAAACCGGTGGGCGAGTGATTGCAATAGTTTATACTGCGCTCAGGCAATAATTCCTTGCCATCCAAGAAGAAGGATAAATTTTCGCCGCCGTAGTGTCCTGCTTTCAGATTATGCTTTGCCATGGTTACTCCAAATTTTCGGTGGCCGCGGCCGGGCTGGGATCGACTTGCGAGGGTCGATGAGGGAGAAAGGCCGCGGTCACCTGGTTAGCCTGGACCACTTAAAATGGGGGATGGGAAAAAGCAGGCCAGGCACAAATTTACGGGGCGGCAGTAATAACCTCGGTCCGGTGACGTACAGCCGCCCCATTCGCCGTTGGACCGACCCACCGGGAAGCAGCGGAATTTATTCGGCAAATCCCGCCTCATAGCCGATGGACTACGGGTATATTTTAAGGAACAACATGACGGGTTTCGCCTTAGCCCGTACCGGTGGTTTTGAGTACCACATCAACCCGCAACGGTTTTCGCCGAAGGCTTCCATGTTGCTCCGACATACAGTTTTCAAAGATCAAGTGCGGTCGGAGCCGATCGGGCGACCGGCTCCAGACCGCCAGCGGACGGCATCAGATCCGCTGCCTTCCACCGCGGCACGTTTGGGTAGAGTAGCCGCGGTTGTCCAAGGGAAGGAGATATGAAACCATGCTACGATTTACCCCCTTTGAGCTTTTCCAAGTGAGCTATCAGGGCGCCAGCCTGACCTTTAGTCATGCTCGATATCTGCTTTTTCCAGATTTCCTGCAAGGCCACCTTGTTACCCTTAGCGGCGTCCAGGTCAACTTTCTTGGCTCCCATCCGAGTAAGAACGTCGTTAAAATCGATGGAATCGCCAAGCTCATGAACCATGGTCGAAATCTTCTGCCTTTGGGGCAACGTAGCCAGGTCCGATCGACCCGAGGGCTGATCGCCGGGAGAGGATGCTGTCCGTGTTCCCCGACTACCCGTACCCTTGCCGCCCGGGTCGATTACCGGAACCTGGAAAAACTTCTGATAGAAATTCTTATTGGCGTTGGTCTCAGCCTGGCCGACCGCATGATCCGATACGTCCAGAGCAACACCGCAATTTTCCACGACAACGATATCGCTGGGCTTATCGACATTAAACAATTTCCATTCCACCACGACCTTAGCCAGCATCCAGGTTTTTGAAGTTATAACCCCCTGTTTGTCGATCGATTCCATTTTCCATGGTTCGACCAGGGTATTCTTGACGGTTCGAACAATCAAGACGCCGTGTTCGAATAATAGAGGACGGATAGCATTGAGAAATCCGTCCTCGGTCGCATACCAAAATCCAGCTTGCTTATGCTGGGCATTGCGTTCAATGACCCCAACGCCCTTTTGAACCGCCAGAATCCGCTGATAGATGCTGGGGGGCTCATTATCCATTGGAATCACCCTTGAAATGCGTCACGGCTTTGGCCTTGAGGCTGATTTCGCGCTGGATATTGGACCGATCCTCTTTGCCACGCCAGAAGGGCTTCGGGTCTCCCTTGACCAGCTTGGCAAAGGTCGCCAGGAATTCTACCGGATAGCGATGGTCACCGGCAACCTCAGCTTCCTCGATTTCAGCCAGGGCTTTTTTGATCGCCGCCTTATCGGCTGAAATGGTCGTTTTCCTTATGTAAAGACCAGCTGCAATCAGGTCCTCGATATCCGGATCATCCTCGGGGTTATAATCGGAGCTGATATCGACGCTTTCGCGGCCTTCGGCAAAAGCGTAACAGCCCATGCCGGGTACCTCGAATTTCTCGATATCCATGATGTTCATATACCGGATAGCTTCGCTATTGATGCGGTCGAGCCAGTCACGCAGCATGGCGATCAGTTTTTCATAGGTACGGCCGACAAAATCCAGGGCCAAGCCCATGTGAAGCTCCATGCTGCTGATTTCGCCGTAGATATTGTTGGCCCACAGCAGGGCTTTGGATAAATCATCCTCACCCTCGATCGTAAAATTTTCGGGCGGTATCGGCAATTCCTGAGTTACCCCGGCATCGATCGACATCGAGGCGGCTCTCATTCTGGCCAGGGCTCTGGCCAGATCGTTATTCTGCTGAGTAATGCCCGAGGCGGTAATGAACAAATTCACGACTTCGTTGAATAGGCTGCTATCAACGATGGTCATGCCGTAGCTCCTTCTATTCATCAGCTGATAAATCGAGGCAGGCTTTTCCAACTCCTTCAGCGGTGGCGCTTCGGCTCCGGCATTGGCTACCGGCTGAGGCTTATCAAGGACTCCCGCATCGTCCTTTATGGTTTCGCTGGCTCCGACTCCTGCCGCCGATAGGGGCTGAGCCATATATCCAGGCTCGGCCGTTTGTTCATTTTCTTGATTGTCAAGATTTTGGTCCATGGTCACTCCCGGTTAATGATTATTTGATTGGCGGGACCTCCAGCAAAAGAAAGCCTGGTAGATCCGCGTGAACGCAGATATTCAATCTTTGAGCCTCGGTGATGCCAGGAAAGCGACTATCGACAACGGCTTTGGGAAAACCGATGCCATAGTGCCTTTCTCCATTCTTATCGGTGACGACTCGAACCCTCGGACTGGCAATAACGACCGGTTGACTCATTTTTTCAACTCCTTCAGGTTTGCCGGATCAACGATCAGGTAGATAGAACACTTTCCCCGAAATACGCCCGGCTGAATCTCAATAAACTCCATGAAGGCTCCTTTTGTCGAAAGGTACAATTTGTTGAAAACGGCGTCAAGTAAAATCTTAACATTTTCTCAACTTTTTATTAAGAATGGATTGAATAGAGGCCCAATTTCAAAACAGGCATGAAAACATACAGGCTGACCGAAGATCGGTCAGCCTGGCTGAACGGTAAATGTAGGAGATGAGGTATAAAGGGCGGTCTCAGATCAGAATCGCCACCCCGAGGCCGAGGCCGCTTTTTTGCAAATCGCTGCCCTGGTCGAAATAGCCACCGAGCCAAATTCCCCAATAATTGTCGATTCGGAAATAAGCGCCGGCGCCATAGGTCCCGAGCAAATAGCCAATGGTTTCACCTTCAGCCAAAGGCGTCTCCGGATCAAAAGACTGCCAGAGAGGGCCCAGGCCGCAGATAAGAAAGAGGTTTACGCTACGATACGGTTCAGCGAAAAAATAGAGCAAGCGGACGGCGCCGCCATATTCCTTGCCTTCCTCGATCCCGGCCGCGTAGCCGTCAAGATTGAAATAGAACTTGCCGCCGAGCCAGGACGCAGGACCCGGGACATTTATGCCGAAATGCCCGGAGAAGGCAATCTTGCCGTTGCCGAAACTGTCGTAGCCGCCCAAGCCGCCGACCGTTATGGAACTGACCCGTTCCCAGCTGAATACGGGAGCCATGGCGGTCGCCGTTGCCGTTTTCTCAAGGCCGTAGCCGGTCTGGACCTTACGGGCCATGCCGAAAGCACTTCCAGCCAGGAAAATGGCCAGAATGGTTAAAAAAAGTAATCGTCTCATGGGGTTACGGTCTCCTTTCCGTTTTTAATCCCCTTGACAAATTTCACCAGCTCCAGGATCTCTTTGCCGGCATAGAGGATCAGAAGCGCCAGAAAGCAGACCACGAAATTTGCCTGATCCAGAGAGCCGGTCCGCAGTAGATCCCAAAGGATAACGAGTGCCGCCAGCGAGAATAAGAAGGTTTTCCAGGGGATTTTTTTGAAAACCGCTGGCAGATTTTTAATGTCGTCCAAGCTCATATAACCTCCTTGTTTATGAGCCTTTTATACGTTTATCGCCGTTATCGAATTCAATATGTAGGTGGGTGGCTTCCCATTGCCATTGAATTTGCGGCACGATCGACCGCCAGGCGATAAGAAGCCGATCCACGAATCGCCGAAAATGCTGATCCCAATCCCAAAAGCGGATATCGACCGCCTGGCCAATCCAATGAAAAGACGGCCGGCCAACACCAAATTTCCGAATAAGCGAGGTAACGCCGACCCCGAAAAGCCCGGCCATGACGCAAAAGCGGTCCAGCTCAGCGACGATGAATTTAATCGTCTGATGCACGGTGAAGTTACCGGACCCGAGGTCCCATTGATTTTGCAGCTCCTCGTCAGGTTCCCAATTGCCGTCTTTGAAGAAACCGATCATGGCGCCAGAATCCTATTAACCCTGTAAATTTCATCGGCAATATACCGCCGCCATCCGAACTCCTCAAGCAGATGTTTCCTCATGATATGGCCCGGGCTCGGTAATCCGAAATGAACGGCCACCAAGGGTTTCATCACCATAACCAACGGTTCCATCACCATGCCTCCACCTGTAGGCGATAGGTCGAGCTGTCGGGAATGCTATCGGTGAAAGTTGTCGTCATGCGCGTTTTCGGATTGTATATCTGGAATTCATAAATGCCGCCACCGGTAAGGCAATGGCTTTTAATCAGGATCATTTCAAACTGGCCCAGGCTGTCAGTCTTATCATCGTCAGAGTATTGAACGATGAATCTCTGAGCGCACGTATCGGTTACAATTTCCCGCGGACCTTTCAGCAGGGTTCCGGTTATCTTTGCCTTTTCGATTGGATCGCCGTTGACATCGCTGATATCGCCATAAACCGTGCAGAGATCCGGAGCCGCGGGAGCTGCAATGGTAAAGCCCTGGCCGTCGATAGTATCGACGGCGCCGACATCGAGGACAAACAGCGTATCATATTTTCGGCCGTAGATCCCGACAATGCTTTTGATTTCGGCCAGGTTGAAATAAAAACCGGGATAATAGACCGTCAGCAGCAGGGTATCAGCCGATTGAATGCCCAGCACGACATTGCCATCCGTGCCGGTGTATCCGGCCTGGTAGGGCGTTCCGTCGAGTTGATAAAGACTGATCAGGGCGCCTTGAAGCATTACCGAGTTATCGGTATCATAGACAAAGAGTTTGATTGGAAGCCCTGAAACACCCCCGGCCGCGACCGAATATGCGATATAGGTGTTGTCCTGCCAATCAAGCAGAGTATCGCCGTCTTTAGAGTATTCCCAAAGGATATCCCAATCGCCCCATTCGACGGTAGCGAAGGTGTCGATATAGATTCCCCAGGCAAATGAATCGGCTACGGCCAGCTCGATGGTATCCTGAATCACTCCATTGAGAAACGGATAATATATGATATGATCCGGAGCCACGTTGGAGTTGCCCTTCTTGATTGAGGCCTGGGCATGGACATATATTGAATCCGCGGCCAAAGCAGCTGCCGCTATGGCCAGGCAGATCGCCACCAGGTAGAGAATTTTATTGGCCATCGATTATCACTCCATCTAAAATGATTCCATCCAAAAAGGTCGTGTCGGATGCCGATTCTTCCAAGGTCACGAAAAATTTCCCCTCGTATGGTTGTACCCACGTCGAATCAACGCCGACTTCGCTGGTATCAGCATAATAGCTGACTTCGTGCATGGTCTTTCCGAAAGTGATTTTGACCGAATCGTTTCTGCCTGAATAATCGGCGCTTGAAAAGCCTGTTCGGAAAACAATTAAAGAATTGCCCCCATTATACCATCTTTTATACCAATGGGAATTAGCATCGCTGCTGACTTCCTCTCTGGCTCCATCGAATTCTCCGAAATCGACCAAGTAAATATTGCCCCAAGCTCGGCGATTGCCGCCGTAATCTCCCATATCAACCGGAAATGGAGCATAGAAGCAGTTGGTATCACGGGTGATCAGCCAGAATGCGTACACGGCGCCCATTACCCGCCCGGTATCTGACAACCAGCCAGAACCCGAAAGAAGCAGAGTGCCACGATATTCGAGGACCGATTTCGTCTCAGGATGAATGACACAACTATCCATAGCCGCTATCCAGGCATTCCATTTTGCCCAATCTTTCGTATAATCTATCGGATGTTCAAACCAAACGCCTCCCATATACTTCAATAAATTGTGGACGTTCGAGGCTGATGACATTTCGCAGTTTGCAATGCCGAATATGGTGTCAGGCATCCTTTCCATAATTGCTGAGTCTATGGCACAGGTAGAATTGACGAAATAATCAGACCAGTTCGTTGTCCAAACCAGGCCGGCCGACATAATGCAGTAGCCACCATTTTCCTGCCAGCAGAGGCTGTCACCGGTTCCGCCCCGGAAACTATCGGGAGAAATATAGGTGCCGTAAAATGTACCGCCCGGGCCATATCCAAGTTGATTATCAGCGAAGAAACAATCCCATTGTTCGGCCGGATAGCCGACCGCTTCAGGATCTTCGACCAGGGCCTTATAATAGGCATCTGCAAAAGCGGCTTTAACATCATCGTTCCATCCGTTTGCGTAATTTACGTAACCATCGGGATAACAGAAAGTATCAGCCACCGTGTTATTCCAGTATTGGTAAGTGGCCCTTTTCTCAGAGTGATTCAAAGTCGAAATGTTATCCACTTTCCGGTAGCCGTCACCACCCTGAGTAATGGCCACCATTTCATTATCCCAATGGCAAACGAGCGATTCAGGGCTGATGCTGGCGCTGTCACAATAGCCCTTGGCATAGATATATGACCAATGGGTAGCTGTATCCAGAAGCCTTTCGGCGTAGGGAATGGTATTGTCGCCAGATTCATAAAGCGTGACTTCCTGCGGGGATCTATAAGGCCCCGCCCAAATTTGTGGAAGTGAGGTATCGGTTGTCCTCATGCTATCCAGCCAGGATATCCCGCCATTTATTACCAGGTCGAACCTATCACTCAGCCACCGCATATATCCTACAGCGTGGTGATCGGTTCCAGATCCATAGATATTACCGGGCAAGGCCAGTCTGTACGGCGTTTTATCAGCTCCCAGAATTGAACTGGCCAGTAGTACAAATATGACCACCAATTTTTTCACTTCGATACCTTTCCCAAATGAACGGCACCGAGCTTTGTCGAAACCGGGGTTCCATCGGAAGTTGTGTACCAAAGGACGATATTGGGAGCATAATAAGCGGTATTGAAGGCTAAACTGCTCGGATCGTCCAGGGGCCAGGTATCCGTTCCGACACCACAGTTTTGCGAGCCAAGACCACCATCGGAGCAACATTCAGGTCGGCCATTGACATCGGTTCCCCGACAGGTGATACAAAGATGTAATGCAGTTGAAGCGCTGATGGATTCGCCACTCAGGGCCAAGGAAAAATGCTCATAACTGGCCGAATTAGTCGCCTCAATACTATCTGGAGAAAGGGCAACCAGGTCTTTAACGGATGAATCCGTGTCCATCGTATATACGGCAACATAAAATGTATCGGCACCATTGGCACCGAAATCCCTGGCGGCAAAGACCATACTATCAGCGGTTCCGGAAAATGCTGGCGTTTCGACAAGCAAACAGGTCGTATAACCCCGGGCATGATTAATTCCATCCGAGGCGCCAGCCGCGCATCCGCAGCTCTGATCACCGCCATAGATCGTCGTCGCGGCAATAAAAACGATCGCCATGGCGACCAAATATCTGATCATCTTCCACATTTCTTTGTCCTATAAACATCATTTGTTGAAAGCCAGTCTCTGCCTCATGGGCATAAACTATTACATAGGGTGTTGAATCGGCCTGGCCGGCCGCTTGCTCGGAAGAATAAAATTGATTGTAATAGACATCGACCGGACCGCCCCAATGATGCAGTTTAAATCCTTCATTGGCACCAGCATAATCTTTCCAGAGATCCATCATGACCGTATCGAGATAAATATACAGGGAATCACCGTTACTCTCGAAATCGAATACCTGGTTGCCGCCATTGACCGTGCTATCCTCGGGTTCGCCGAGGTAGAGGCCCATGGTATCACCAGCACCATTGGCGCCGTCGCTATTCCAATCAAGGGCGCTGGCGCAACTGCCGCCGCCTATCTTTTGAGCTGAATCATAGCAGAGATCACAATCGCTGCCAACGGCGCCGTTCTTATTGCCCTCCTCCCAGGTCATGTTTGTATCGATACCGACCGCGGCCAGCCAGGCCTGATCGTTGACATCATAAGCAGTCGTCTTTATAAAAACGATCAGCTTGGCAGAATCAATAATCATGCCGGGATGGTTGTCGCAGCTGTCCTTAAAGGCGGGAATCTTGAAAAAGGGATAGTAAAAATTGGTTGATGCCGTGCCGCTGATCACGACCGGGTAGCCGGCAGCCAGGGCGCGGCCGTAATTACATTGAGCGTTGGTTCCACCGGATAGGATATGAGCATCTTCGATTTGGGTCGAATCCCGAAAGGTGATGGTAAAGGGCTGAGCCAGCGATATATCGGCCATGGCCAGCACCAGGATAACCAGGGCAATCTTAATCATAGACATAGAGAATATCCACCCATAATTGAGTTATATTGTCGTCAGGATCGGCATCGAATTGAAAATAGATACACCTGGCCGCATCTACCGTCGCATCGTCAAAACCGGAATTGACAAAGAGTTTACCGTTTACTGTAGTGGAAGCATCTATCTGAGTCGGCGTCGTCCTGGTGATGAAATTATCGGTATGATGAAAGCTGAATTGTACCTCGGTTGTCGGATCGGCATCACAGGTCACCCGATAGGCTATGATGGTAATTGCCTTCTCGGTGGAGTCGGTAATGCACCATTCATGATCCAGAGTATATTGACCGTCCGGATTTGCCATATTGAATCTGAAATGAAGGGTATCCCTTGCGGCTGTAACAACGGAATCGAGGGTTCCGCGGGTAATAAGGGCGCTATCCGCGGTTACGCCCTGGGCGCCGTCTCCGAGATAAAGCGGCCGATTGACTTCAAAGAGATCGCCGGTGGCGCTGTATCGGATCTGGCCGTCAGTACCGGCATCGACATTGAACCATATAAAGCAGGAAGTATCGGTCGCACCGCGGCCAAGTTCCAGAATTGAATCATTGGTCAAGGTGGGATCGGTCTCCGAGCTGGCCAGCTCCGACGATTTTAGATAATCCTGAGTCGTTTCACAAAAGACATAGACGGCATTGGAGCTGATCACGGCGTATGATGCCGAGGCAACCGCGGCCGCAGTATCCGATAGTTGCAAAAAATCGTCAACATCTGACAGGGCCGAATATAATCCAGCCTCATTGACAAGCAGAGGCTCATAGGTCGAGCCAGCTTCGCTGGTCGTCAGATAATCCTGAGTCGTCTGGCAGAAATCATATACCGCATTGCCGGTAACAACTTTTGTCTCCGCATCGGCCACGGCATCAGCGGTATCCGATAGTTGCAAAAAATCGTCAACATCTGACAGGGCCGAATATAATCCAGCCTCATTGACAAGCAAAGGCTCATAGGTCGAGCCAGCTTCGCTGGTCGTCAGATAGTCCTGGGTAGTCTGGCAGAAATCATAAACCGCGTTGCCGGTTACCACTTTAATCTCAGCGTCGGCCACGGCATCAGCAGTATCTACGATTATGGATGATGTGTCAATGCCGGCCGAATCCGATGCGCCCTTATATGTCAAACCGTAATCGGCTCTTAGCTTCCAGGCTTTATCCGATGATGATTTGAAAACGCCGCCGCCCAGGTCAATCATTGCCGAATCGATGGTGCCGGTTCCGCTGACCGAGGCCAGGTATAATGTGTCAGCCTTGCCGGCTACAACCTTAACTTTCAGGTAATATCCGTCACTCCATGTTCGGCCGGTATCGAAAACAAGGGTATCGCCGTTGGCCATCAGATATTTCAGGACGCCGCCAAGCAGACTGTCGGTTGTCGTCAATCCAACCGGACCGATACTCAGGCTCCCATCATTTTCCAATTTGGCTACCTGGACATCTTTAAGCCTGAAGGTCGAATCTTCGGCGAAAACAAACCGGGCGTCACCGGCGCCAGCTTTAACGACAACCGAATCGTCCTGGGTGGCATCGGGCATGGCATGATAGGTGGTGGAGTCGTCAAATATGCCGGAACCGCCAGCCGGGGTATCCCAGGTTGGCACTCCGGATGCCCCGGTCGATTTCAGATAGGTACCGCTGGCGCCCAGGGCCAGCTCCTGAATTGCAGTTGTTGTGGCATTGCTGTAAAAGAGCCGCCAGGCGGTCGCATTCAAGAGAGTAATCGACGAATCCGTTATAGCGGCATTGCTGGCCGGTGTATCCCAGGAAAGACTTCCGGAGCCGTCACTTTTGAGATATTCGCCAGAACCCCCGGCCGTTGTCGGAAGGGTCAGGGTATAAGAAGCCGAAAGGGCCTGAGCCCTGATATGAATCTTATCGGTGCCATCGTCAGAATCTTCGAAAATATCGATATATCCGGCGCTGTCAGATCCGGCTTTGCTGTAAAGGCCGTTATTGCCGATAAATAGTTTCACCGATTCAGTCGCTGAGCCTCCACCCGAGATGGTATCGGCGACGATTTTTAAGGTGCTGGTAGAATTATCCGATTGATTAGCGGCCCAAATGCTGGTATGTCCGGAGCCATCTGAGGAAATACCGAGGGCAGAATCGGCGTTAGGCGCTATCCAGAATAAGCTGTCAGCAGCTCCGGCGCCGTCAACTTCTGTCCATTCACCAGTCCCAGCCGGTGTATCCCAGGTCGGCACTCCGGATGCCCCGGTCGATTTCAGGTAGGTGCCGCTGGCGCCCAGGGCCAGCTCCTGAATCGCCGTCGTCGTAGCATTGGTATAAAAGAGCCGCCAGGCGGTGCCATTCAAAAGCGTTATCGATGAATCGGTGACCGCGGCATTATCGATATATCCAAAGGTGTTGGAGTAATAATGACCAGCCAGTTCGGCAACGTGGACCGTATCGACCGTGCCCGTTAATTCGATATTGCCATTGGTCAGATTAAGGCTCTGATTGATATCCAGCTTGGCCGTGCCCTGATTCCAATGTATGTAAACACCATAGGGAGTTGTCTGATAAAAGTATATATAACCGTTGCCGGTATTATTGTAATCCAGGAGAATCGTTCCATTGGTGATGACATCGCCGGTAATGACTTGAGTTCCGGCCAGCTTATAATAGGTATTGACTATATTATTTCCCGATCCATCCAAACCGGCCTTGCCGGCCGAGTCAGCAGCCAGAACGTCGAGCGTGACGACGGCGCCGTTTATATCCCAATCAACATCCGGATTGGTTGTAAATACCGGATCGGTGACATCATAGGTCGCATCGCCGCTATCGACCGAGACATTATCGCCGCCCCCGGCGCCTGGCGGATCATCCCAAATTATAGACCCATCCGATTGTTTTGTCGGGACCTGGCCATCGCTGCCACCATAGGCAGAAATAAAGGACCGGCCGCTATCCGGCAATATGGCAATGCTGTCGATCGGAAATGTAGATCCGGCCGAAACCAGCGGCAGAGAATCAATATCGGATCGATTCGCAAAAAAAGCGACCGGCATAGAGTAAGTGCCTGAACCGCTGTCAACCCGAAGCAAGGCCGTGTTTACATGATTTTCACCACCAGCCAGGACATTATCATAAATCACGGCGTAGCATGAATCCCATCCGGAAGCCATATATATACCGTAATAGAGGGTATCAATCGTGGGATCGCCAAAAGTGTTGCCGGAAATCGTCACATTGCGGACATTCAGAAGATAAATTCCGTTATAACCGATGATTCTGTTGCCGGTGATTCGAATATGATCGGGCTTGGGATCGGAAGAAAGATAAGCCCCCCAATTATGATGCCCGTAAATATCAGAATAAAGGAGCTGAACATCGTGATAACCGGTGCCGCTAAGACCGTTGGTGTGATTATATAAACCGCCATGGTAAAAGGTCACATGGCCGCATTTTTCGAGGTCCAATGCATTGCCGACATCGCCGTTTCGACCATAAGAATAGCAATCGGTAAAGCTGGTCGCCATATCATAATTCGGGCTCCCGGGAGCCTCCGGAGCTTCACCTATAACCTGAAAGCCAACGCTGTCAGCGAAAGAAATCACGTTTGAAAAACTGGCGCCCTGGCCGGAAAATATCGCTGTGTCGTAAGCTGCCGGATCGGCGAAGTAATAGCCAAAATCCCCGGCATGGTGGCAAACAGCCTTAAACGCATAATCGATGGTGACATTTTGGACGGAGAAATTATAACAACCCGAGAAATCTAATCCCCGAGATCCTGACCGCGGCAGGCTGTCAATATGCCAATTTCTCAAAACGAAGTTGTGGGGGTGATAGGTGATGGAATCACCGCTGATGCCCCAAAGCGAAGTATCCGCAGCTCCCCAATGAAAAAGGGCCCCCATCCCGGCCGAATCGGATTGTAAAATTTCGATATTGTCGAATATGAAATTATTGCTATTCCCGGTTACAAAGATAGAATTGCCGCCAGCGCGATCGGTATAGACCTTGACATTTTGAACGGTGAATCCGGTGGCGCCGGCACCGGTTCCATAATTGCCGGCAAATATGGCGGTTCCATATTCGCCCGAGCCGGTGAAGGTTTCTGTTGTGCAGGCTCTGACGGTGAAATTCGAAACATGGCCGTAATCACCAAGGCAAAGCCCTCGCCCATCATCGGATAGCATAAAGATCAATTCACTTCCCGCGGCACCACTCAATAGCCGGTGGCCCTCGATCGTCAGAGAATCGGACAACAGATATTTTCCGGAATCGGCCTCAAAGGTGTATCCCGGGAAGCTATCGATAACTGCCCGGAAAAGATCGGTCACATCGGTAGAATCGCCAAGGATGCCGTGTTCTGACAGTTTTATCCGATTTCCATGCAGATCCGAATCAAATTTTGCCAGGCCGGCGATTAAAACCGTTCCCGATAATGCCAGGGCCAGTATAATCAGCCATTTTCGCATGATCACTCCTTATGGGAATGCCCGTTAATATGTTTATTCAGGCGATTGTCGATATTGGATATCCATTGATTATGATTTTTTTGGGTTATATGAAAGCAATCCATCCTGCTGCGGAGCTTCCAATATGCACCAATCACGGTTGCAATAATTACGATGGTCTGAATCGTCAGAATGATAGCCTGGATTGGGTTTACACTCATGATTCAATCTCCTGTGAATTCCCCTCGGGAAAATGCGTATTTTGGATATTTGATATTCCAATGCCGAATTAGATCCATGGCCCGGGCGTTATCTTTCGCCCGGTAAGCATTTTTGATTCTGGCCTTTAAGAGCCGCCGTTCATACATGATATTTTCGTGGCGTTGTTCCTTGGTGCGCTGCCGGTGGAAAAGGCGCCCGACCAGCGGATAATCGGCCGGTTGCTTCATCCTGCTGACTTCTTTGCCGGCCAGAATATCTTCCATCATGTTGGAAATGTCGCCCACCGACCCAGCCAGGTAGGCTTCATCAAACTGCTGTATCTTTAACGGTGAAAATTGAAGAACCTTGCCCAGCTCAACAAAGGTCCGAGGCGTCCATTCATAGTATTGCTCGGTTTCAGGCTTCAGCTGCATATATTCGGGAACAACCGGACGATCGCGGAAAGCGTCATAGTTATAGACAACCTCGGTCACTCCCTTAATCGTCAGCGGCATCCATTGATCCCATGAAAGACCGACCTGATCAGCGACCTCTCCCATGGCATCTTCCAGCTCAACCGGATCATCGTGATACCAATAATTCATGATCGCTTCCGGAATGGATGAAAAGACCGTGCCGATCGTAAAGGGCCGCGGCAGACGAATAATCTTATCACCAATTTTGAAATTCCAGAAACCATATTTAAGCCAGGGCGGCATTTCCTTATACCATTCTTCATCCCGGTTCTGACGCCAGAGCAAATATGTTGGGATCGTTAAATAGGCCATACCGCGGAAGGTTGTTCTGGCTGGATGCGTAATCCATACCCGGGCCAGCTTAATCGGGCTTTGGACCATGGCATTCCAGAAAGGAACAATCTGATTGACGACTGAGCCGATCGTGCCCATGCGGCTAAAATTCAGGGTTACTTCCTGAGCCGCATTGCTGGCCCAAATGGCAGCATCGGCAGATTCCTCCCCATACTTCTTCTGAGCCGCTTTGAGAATTCGCTTGAATTCGGTCAGCCTGGGAGCTGCTTCCATGACGCCGACCAGCTCTTTGGCCACCTCGATCGGATGCTTGACGACATTAAGAGCTTTGGCCAATGGTTCGGTTCCCATCACCCTGTCAAGGGCCCCGGCAAAGCCCTGGCGGTCCATGCCGATATAAGTTGAGAAATCGACGGCCGATCGCCTGAATTTATCCATAACTTCACCGCCCTGGATCTTCGTCAGCAGACCCTCGACGGTGGCGGCACCAGGCACATTGCCGATGATATTTCTGGCTTCTGACTGAACGCTGTAGGTAAAGGCGTCACGGAGAGGATTCGATATCCAGGCAAAGCCCGGTCTCAGGCCGGTAGTGACCAGGCGAAAGGCTCGGGTCGGTTTTCCAAATAGGAAATCCATGGCCGGTCCCAGGTGAAATTGATCCATACCCTTGATTGCAGCCCATACCTCCGGATCGAATTGCCAGAATTCCGGTTTACCATTCCTGACGATGGCGCCGATCGGTTCCTTTCCGAAGTAACGACCGGCGTTGATCCAGACGCTCAAAAATTGATCTTTTGAGTTTTCCGACATCTCAAATCCCATTTCGGCCAGCTGGGATTCAATCTGCTCGAGGGAGAAATTTATATGGCGCATCGGTGGCGTGACTTTATCGGCGAATTTGCCGCCTCCCTTGGTGGTCTTAGCCAGATCAACGAAACGGCGCATCACCCGCATCTTATCTGCCAGGTTGATCATCTGTGCCGTTTGCTCAATCATCACCCACCACGGATTTCTTCTGGCCCTGGACGATCCTTTAACCCGCGGCAAAGCATTCGGGAGATCCAGAAAAGCCTTGCCGCCTGTCGGTAACCGGCCCATTCTCCCGGCTTCCTCAAAAACGACCTTCAGCGGTATATATATCGGATTGGCCTGACGGATCGCAATCCTGGCGTCGGGATCGAGGCCGGCAGCTTCGCCAAGATAATCCAGAACCCTATCCTGAAAACCGGTCACTTCCTCGGCTATTCGGCGAAATGTCGGATTTTTGCCGTAGAGTTTATAATCGCCCGATATCCTCTGATTCTCAATGTTGCTGATCAGGAAGTTTACCTCAGCTGGCATAAGATTAGTTTTCATACCGCGTTTCAGGTACGATTGAAGGGATCGCTCGGCAAACATGAATACTGTCAGCTTCTCGAGATCTGCTTTGTTGTTGATCGGCTCCAGGGCGTCTCTCAGCGAGGCTCCGGTTTTAATCTTGGCATAATTGTAGGTGCCGTTCATCAGCATTTCAATCGCTTTACCCGTTGCTTTTTTGGCATCAGCCCGGGCCATCATCGTCGGACTGCTGGACGGTGGAATTGAAACCGGATCGAGCTTGCTGCGCCATTTCAGACCGCGGATCTTCTTTTCTGCATATTCGAGACCATAGATTTCATCGGTCCAGAGCCTGATATTCCAGCGGACGAAGCTGCCGATTTTCTGAGCAAACGGCAGATCGGCCATTTTGCCTTTCCAGTCGAAAGTCTGAAGGGCGTGTTCATAGGCGCCTTGTTCCAGCATCCGTTTATTCATCGATTGCAGCGTCCTCAGATTCTTCATCAGCTCCGGACTGTTTTTGAGAAAATCAACGTCAAAGGAATTGAAGAATATCGGCGCGATCTCTTTGGCGTGTTCATCCCCGCCAGTCATCCATTCCCTGAAATACTCCGCAAAGCCTTCGCCTATTCGCTGTTTCTCCGGATAATCATAATCGAGCTGCATCAGCTCGGCATTATCTTTGTAACGCTCTCGAATTTTAAGATCATGGTCAATCTTGTGGGCCAGTTCGTGCATCAATGTGCCAAGATCATCCGCATCCCTCAATCTGATAACCTGGGACGGCCGCTTAAAAATTCCTCCCCGGGTCCTGCCGGCAAATTTCTTATGCCTCACCGGTACGTCAAAGGTTTTCCTGACCCACTTGGTTATCTCATAGGTTGATATACCTTTCTCCTGGTCAAATTCGGGCGGTGGCTCAATTTTGAATTTTCCAGCCAGCTGGCTCTTGATCACGGCATCGGTTTGCTGCCTCATTTTGGAAGCCTCAGTTGCTTCCGGCGCCGTACCCAGGCTAAATGTCTTTATCAGATCCTGAACGCCTTTATCACCGGCAGCATAGAAGAAAGATCCGACCGGTTGCCAGTTGAGGCCATATTTGAGTCGCTTTTGACCGGCAACCTCGTGAACGACATCTTTCATCTTCGGACCGGTGACGACATACTTGCCTTCTCTCGATCCGGATCGGCCATGGTGTATTGTCCAGCCGTTGCCGAGATAGATTTTTTCGCCAGCGCGAAGCTCAGCGATAGCATTATCCGGAGTGATGGCGGTTCCAAAGCCGCCGACCTTAAACATACTGGCCAGAGGTTTAACTTTTGTTTTTTGAATCTCAAGGCCGGGAATAGTTTCGGTGCCGGTATCGAATTCCACAAAGCGAAAGCGTACTTCACCTGAACGCTTGTTCACCGGTAGGAAATCTCTCAGCTTTGGCATATTCTCGCTGATAATGCCGGTCAAGACGCCATACTGGCTCTGATCGACCGCTTTTACTTCGTAAAGATGAAGATCATCATTCAATATGGCATCGCGCAGCACTTCGCCAGTTTCATGGCGTTGCTTTCTCAACTCCGTCCAATCGGCGCCCTGGGCGATAGCTTCTTTATATGGCGCAATATCAATGCCTTCATTCTGCATCGATTTCAATTCGGCATCGACGGCATCCCGATATTGTTCGGTATAGACTTGCTCGTATAACTTTGACAGTCGGTCGGCATCCTCGTATGGAATTGTCTGGAAGCTGCGCCAGAACCGTTTCAGATCATTGGCGTCGATTTCCTCAAGCTCCATCCGGCCTTCGCCCTGATTATCCCGGAAAGATTTAAGGTGCGTCCACCAATCCTTGTCGTCTCTCGGAAGTCGGCGCCAGAAGGCACGAAGCGTGGATCGGTGGACGCTCGATGAAAATTCGAAAGAGGCCATGGACTCGGTGCCGGTCGATTCAGCCTTGCCCTTGGAAGTGGCTCCGAGATTTTTCATCCTGGACGAAAGATCACCCAGGAAACGACGTTCACCTGGTAGGCCGAAGTGCATGATTGAGATTTTAGGGGCTGATTTCTGATCGGCGCGATCGACACGACCCAGGGCCTGCTTGAAGCTATCCGGACTGTATTCTGGATCGGTATCAATCCAGTAACGACGGCGACCGTTGGTATCCTGAATGCTGACGCCGCGCTTTCCTGCTTTCGAAGCGACCGCCACCGGTCTCTTGCCTTTGTTGAAATCGGCCATGTGCTGCATTCGGACCTTTGAACTCACCCGGCCGGTCAGATTGGCTACCTGGTCAACACCGAAGCGATCGGTAATTTCCTTGATCGGGTCGGACCATCCCTCACCCCACAATTCCCGGGCATCATCATAAAGCTCGGCTTTGGCAACCTCAGCCTCGGGAACGACCCCGAGCCGGTTTTCCTGGCCGGTCCATTTATCGACTTCCCAGGCTACGGTATTGACTTGTTCGATGGCGTTTGTCAGGTGCCGCGGCAGACCGGTCTTGCGGTCCATTTCGTATCCTTCAACTTCGGCATCGGTTATTTTGCTGTCACCGCGGATATTCAAGACTGAAATGATCGGTTGTTCGCCGGCCTTAATGGCCGCTTCGGCTTCATCGATGGCCCGTTGAAGGCGCAGGCGGTAATAGTGATATTTCATGAGTGCCTGGACAGGCCCCTCAATGCCAAAACGTGCCCTGAGCTTTCTCTTGTCGATTTTGGCGTATTTTCGATAGACGGTCCTGAGTTTGTTATAAAATTCTGACAATCGATTGATATGGGCCTTTTCTTCGGGCGTCAGAGTATTCTGTTTGGTTTCGAATTCAATTCCCTCGCGCCAGAGATCCGCAGACATCATATATCCCCGGGCGGTCATTTCTCGAACAATTTGCTCGGTCTCGCTGGGGCTGAAATGGGTGGCCAGGCTCGATTTCGACGGTGGCTTTCCTTTGGCCAGGCGTTCCCGTTCTTTCTCGATGTCGCTGAGGCTCCCCAGGGTGTTTTTCTGGATCTGACCGAGCCGCTGCCGTTCCTTGATATCATCCTGCTTCTGGCCCTTCAATTTGCCGAGGTAGGCTTCGAATTCCCCTGGCTTCCATAGCCCGAGGCCAAAGAGATACTCCATTTCCTCAATGTTTCGGCCAATGGTGGCCGACAGGTAGTGGAATTTGGCGCCGCGCTCCAGGAGCCGAAGATGGAGATCTATCCAGTCTAATCCGCGCTGGGAACCATAGATGTTCCGGAAAGAATCAGACTCATCGCATATCAGGCAGTCAAAATCGATATCTTTCAGCTTATTATGAAATCGGTGGTAATTATTGGCGTCGATGAAATATACCGCTTTATCGAAACGAGGAATATCCTGATCTTTGGCCTTCCTGGCGGCTGAGGCGTCCGGATATTCAAGACTGACATCGACCATCCGATAGGGAAATTCGCCGTCACCGGCTTTCCTGAACATATCGAGAAGGCCATCGCCGCGTTCAATCAGATTGATTCGACTGGCAGTCATTACCAGGATTCGATTCGACCGGCCAGACGCCAATTCATCATAGGCGGTACCTACAACGATCCGGCTTTTGCCTACACCGACATCGTAACCGTGGCCGAAACCGTGACCGGCATTGACGTTGGCATCTATTCCTCTGGCGATAAAATCAAGTTGTTCATCGGAAATAAAGCCCGATTTATTCAGGCTGTGGACTTCATCAGTAACCTTGACCGCCTTTGAATCGGGGATTCCCAGGGCGGCTGAAGCTCGGGTTAATACTATTCGTCGGGGATGGGGCTTTCCAGCTCTCCGTTCAATTCGAGGCTTAAATTCAGCAAACACTCGGCTACGTACCTTGCCCTCGGTTCTAACGATTCGGGGAGCTTTTCTTTCTCCGGCAGCTCCGCCAGGAGCAGGGGCAGGAATTCCTCTCTCCTCTCCTGGGGCCACCATTTCGGTACGTGGGGGGGCTTCGGGTCGAATTGGTCCTTGGCCAGTAGGACGCTCACCGGTAGGTGGCTCAGATTCTCCGGTAGGTCGTCTTGGTCCAGGGGCGGGTATCCGTGCCGGTCGAGGTAGGCCAGCAGATACTGGACCGGGTTTTCCACCTGTGACATCTTTCTCACCTCCTGGCGGGATTTCAGCCGTTCCCGGTCTGTCACCCACCAAATCTATAACGGATTTCAGGTCGTCAATGTTCCGCGACTTTTTGGCGTTGCGGGACTCACCTAAAAATCGCTCCAGGGCGTGATGAACGTCGGCGGCATGGTCAAGCCCATATTTACTCTTTCCTTCACGGCTATATAACGCAATTACATCAGGTCTGTCAAGCATATCAGGTTTGACCTTATCGGCCACCAATATCCATGAGCCGATATCGGTTCCGCGACCAGGGCCGTAGGCCTTTTCCGGCGATAATATGACAGCCTTTACTGTGTATTGATCGCCAAACTGTTTCCACCATTTTCCGGCATTCATTCGCTGACCGGGTAGCATGGTCGTCGGAAGCAGGGCGACCAGCCGTCCACCATCCACCAGGTCGCGCATCGCCTTATCAACGAAAAGCGCAGCCAGATCCGGGACCTCAGCCGCCTTGGCCAATTTCGCGCGGCCGGCGCCGCCCCAGGGTGGATTCATGATTATAACCGAGGCGCGGTTGGCAAAATCCGATTCCAGATAATTCTCCTGAGACGTATCGCCCCAGGTTTTCTTCATAATTTCATTTCTGCCCGGGTCCAGCTCATTCAATATCCAGCCATCGGGTTTATATCTGACCGGTGCGACTAATGAGCCGGTTCCAGCGGTCGGTTCTAAAACGATATCGGCATCGGTAATTCTGGCGGCATCGCCCATGGCCATCGCCAGCGTCAGCGGTGTAGAAAACTGCTGCTTCTCCAGGGAGCTGGCTTCAAGACTCCGTGGACGCCGCGGAATCCGTTCCTCGTATTCCTTTGCGACCTTGTAACGATCCTCGACATTTTTGAAGGCTCCGGTGGCGTCGGCAAATTGCCTGGCCAATGCGGCCTCATAGGCATCGTAGATTTTGTCGATATCCTTCTCGGTCAGCTTTTCATCGAAGACCTGGGCTTCCTTGATCATTTCCCTGGCGTTTTCCGGTTGCCAATCTTCCTCAATCTGGCGTTTGAAATAATCGGCCAGGTCAACCGGCTCTTTGCCGCGGGGCTGACCCATGGGATTATATTTCTGAATGCGCCTGGTCAGCGCCTTGATCGTCTCCGGATCGGTGACCTTGCCAAATACCCTGGTATCGAAATGCGTGAAGGCGTCGCGTTCATGGAGCATTTCATCGACTCGGGATAGATCAGCTTTCAGATCGGCTTCGGATTTATATGGTCCGGCGACCGGCACTCGTTTGCCGTCACGATCGAGAAATATGAAATGGGCCTCAGCTGCCGGCGTTTCGGCTTTTATGGCCTCCATGCCTTTTACGCTGGGAAAATAAACATCTTTTTT